TGAATAACTGTAGTGGTGTTACCTGAGCCACCTGTGAACGCCTTATAAGTGCCGCTTATCGTTATGCGTTCGCTTGTGCTTGTGATTGTGGCCATTAAAAACCTTTACTCTATGAAATTGGTCTTGCTGTGATACTTGTTGGCTTTCCCGCTGTGTATTTAATGTCAAAGTCATACGCATGTGGCGTACTTTCCTTTTGAGGCTCGATATTAATATCAGCTATTAAGCCAGCAACCTTATCCATCATTCCCGAAACGTCAGGAGCTTGAGGGATCTCAATAGCCTTCACACTGTCAGCAACACTCTCAACCTTAGAGTCAAACTCAGACACCGAACCAATAACACCCTCAACTAATACACCCAAAGCCTTTACATGGTCTGTTAAAGCCTGAACATCACCAGTTGAATCACTAGGTATAGACTGGCTTACCTTGTTAATAGACTTCAGCAGTGCGCCCATCAATGCTTCAAGCTGTTTAAATTCATCGTCATAAGCGGGAATGTCAGGGAATGGAGCTGGATCTTTAACAGCAGGAGGCGGAGAAACATAAGATTTTCGAGCAGACTTCTTCTGATTGCGCTCGTTTATTTTATCAACAATATGACCTAGCTTAGTTTGCATTGTTTGCCCTTACAAACTCGTTCTCAATCTCTTGTGCTGAGATGCCTGCCTCACGCTCCCTTGCGTCCATTTCCTGCGCTCTCGATTGTTCCTCTGCGGCTTTTTGTGCAAGCTCATCCCTCTCCTGTTGTGTTCTCACAAGAGAAGGATCAAGACCAATTTTCTTGGCTACATAATTGGGGATGTTCTCAACCTTAATCCCACCAGCTAAGAGGGCACCCGTTTCGTCATACATCTTCAGTCTTTCAATGGTCTGGTCCAGTTTGTCAACATCTTCAAGATCCATTGCTTTCGCTAGCGGAGAGGTGTGTTTAAGAGTGTACTCACCCCCACCAATACGGATATTGGGTATCTTACCCTCTCTACCCAAGAGAAACACCGTGCGCTTCATCACCTTTGTAATTAGCTCAGTGAATAGGCGCGCAAAGAACCCCCCAGACTCCTGTAGATCCATCTGCTTGCGAATCATGATCTCTCCCAATGTACGGGTAGGATCATCGATATCCCCGATAGGATTGGCAAAGAGAGCCTTATTGACCGTCTGCTGTAACTCATCCCGCTTCAGTTGAGTGAATTGGAAATCAAAGTTCATGGGGAGAGCTGCAAGAGACGGATTGCGTGAGTCATTAGACTGAACAGGGATCACGATACCAGGCGCTATCTGGACGTTGTAAGGATTGAAAAGCCCATCACTAGCGCTTGTCCACACGCCACTAGCAGCAATAGCCCCAGAAGTCAGCTCATACTCAGCCATCAGGTTCAAGGTCTTGATTGATGGAAGGACAGACATCAGCCTCCCCCGCCCATATGTCTCACTAGGTGTTACACTTGATCTGAATGATATAAACGCAGAGCTTTCGTCACTCTCATCCAGTATGATCTTTTTCTTAGGTTTATAGATAACTACATATCTGTACTCATCAGGCCTAACATAAATACACCCTTCTACAAAGGTCTTCTTCTGGTTCGGGTTTTTTGTAATCTGCTGCTCTAACTCCTTGTCGATCTCAGCTCTTGGCCACAGCCTTTTAACGTGCTCAAGCTCAATCTCATGCTCTCTCCAGTGTGTTTCAATAGAGCCATCTGGACCGGCTTCAAGGTAAGTCTGAGGAAGGGGAAGAGCGTTAAATACTAGCTGATCTTTCTCGGCATCATACTCCTCAGTCAAGTTCCCTGTGGAAACAGCAAGATCTACAAACGACTCATAGATCTTAGTATCAAAGTTTGACCGATGAATGTAATCGAAAACGATGTCTGTGGTGAGTTCAAGGGCTTCATTGATCGTCATCTGCTGACCATCAAATTCTACAGTCTCCTCACCAATCTCTTCAGGTACAGACGAATCCAAAACAATCTGTGACCACTGCTGCCAAGGGGGAACCATATCTGACTGAAGTCGAGAGGCGAAGCGCTCGGTGCCCAGCACTGCAGTATCATCAAAGATGTCGTTGTTCTTCTGTTGACCAGGTGAGTAGTGAAAGAACGTCTCACGCTGAGGAGCGCCGTACTGGTAGCACTCTCTCATATGATTCCACCAGTTCTGATTACGCCTCTCTTTGGCTTCCTCGAACCGCTTGATTAGCTTTGCGCCTTCTTTCATCCTAATGACCCCATAGGCCCAAGAGTGGAGGGTGATTGGCCTTGCATAAGAGACTGTCTGCCAGAAGATCGTCGTCTACGCTGTAGAGTCAGTTGAGCAATCTCCTGATTCTGTGATCTTAACTGCTCCCTTTGGTTGGTTTTTAACGCCTTGTTGCGAGCGTCCTGTAGTTGGCGGTCTGAAATCGAAGAGTATTCTCTAACTCCGTATTCTGCACCGCCATACAGCCCTTTATCTTTAACATCAATACCATAGGAGCGTATCTCGTTTAATCGCTCCATGTGGGCAGCCTGAGCCTTCTCACGGGAAGGGTTGCGGTTCTTCTTCATTACTCAGCTCCTAGCGTTGATTGCCCTTGTGGGGCTGTGTAACTGACCAGAGAGCGCCGCTTGCCGCCTCTCTGACGTTTATACTTCTGTTCTGCCAGCTCAGAGTCTTTCTGGCGTATCTCTTCCATCTGGCGAGCCTGAAGCTCTTGCTCTTCCGCAGAGGGTTTGTAAGGTTTAGGTTTGCTGCCCATCGAGATGCCTATACAGTTGATATGGAGTCACTATTGACGCCCGTTGAATACCTAGTAAAGATTTACACGTTTCAACACAAGTGAAAGGCTGGAGAATGTGCCTAACCCTTCTCTGGTTGTAAGGAATCTCCACGCTAAAAGGCTGGATATTCCCCTCAATCCCCTGCGTCCACTCATGCCCTAAAGGATATGGAGTTATATTCGTGTAACTGAAGTGGTGATGTACCTCAATCCACTGTTGAGGATGTCGGATGATTGCATAGCAATGTCCGTAATCCCCTAGAAATCTCCCCCACCAAGTATCTTGCCTTGTATAGACAATAAACCCGTTAAGCTGCCGCGTCTCCAACTGGCTTATTAACGGCCTTGGATTGCTTACCTTTAACACGGGGAGTCTCCTGCAACACCAATACCTTATTGTCGTAATCTGCTCTCACATCCCAACCCTTTAAAGCTGAGTTAAGAGGCTGAACTATTAAACGCTCCACCGCAGTTTTCTGAAGATTGACTTTAAGATCCATCGTTAGTGATGTGGGTGTCGCTTCAATAATCCGCTTAGGCTGTGCTTGTTTGTTCAATAGATCGAACAGGATCACCAGAAGCGCTGCGTGTTTATTAAGAATATTGAGATCAATATCCTCACCAATAGAATTTATCATCCGCTAGGTCTCATAGGGTTGAACTTATTAATAATGACTGGCTGTGGAGGTCTAGCCCCATCCACCAATCTCTCAGACCATGCCATTGCGAAAGTTCGGAACGCATCAGCACAATGGCTTGTGTAGTCATGTAAAGGGTTATCACGGTAAACCCGCTTCTTCTCATCATACTCCCTACGATAAAGAGAGAGATAATCCAGCCCTTGTAAGGCGTTCTTTTCGTCGAAGAAACAACGCGGGAATATCCGCTTAACCGCTTCAATACCATCTTGAATTTTATGCTGTGGGACTGTGGTGAAGCTAAAACCAGCCTCCCTTGCAGCATCCCTTCTGCTCTTACCAGTGGTAAGCTCTCTTACCTCAATGTCATGGGGAGCGTAATGAATCCCACCCATCAATCTATTCTCTTCAAGGTACTGCTTTACATAATTGATGTAGTGAAACAATCCCTCACCTGTGTTCTCGTAGTAGTGAAGGAATCTAATTTCTTGGTTGATAGCCTGACAAAACCAGATTGAAGTAGCATCCGCTATACCTAGATCCCAGAAGGTGTGAACCTTTAAACTGTTCTCGATCGGGATAAATCTAACTCGATTCTGCTTCCTAGCAGACTCAATCTCTTTGCCGTAAATAGCACCCCTGATAGCCGCAGACCATGAGCATTCATACTCTTGCTCGTACTCATCCTCAGACATAATCCTTTTAGCGTCATCCAGCTCCTTCTGGTCGATGATCCCTGTCTCACTAGCCCGATAGATGGACGTGGACCAGTCAGGATCATTCTCAGCGTGCTGGTAGAGGTCGTAGAAGACGTTCCTACCTTTAGGTGTCCCAATGAATAAACCCCAACCTTGACGGTCTGAGAGCGCTGGACGTATAACCTCAGAGAATAACGAGGCTGGCATCTGGGCATACTCATCCAGTACCACGCCATCCAAGTAAATCCCCCTTAACGCATCAGGGTTGTCACAACCGTATAGCTGAATCCTTGCCCTATTGGGATAATCTATCCTAAGCTCAGACTCATTGATCTGTATTGCAGGTATGACTCGTGAATAGTGTTTAAGGTAATCCCACGCCACCTGTTTAGCCTGTTTATAAGTAGGGCATAGATAAGCGTATCGAGGTCTATCTTTAGGCTGGGTCATTGCCTTCTTTAGCAATTCATTGATAGCCAGTACAGTCTTACCAAACCTACGGTGACAAACAACAACATTCCATCGCTTCAGGTTATTGTGTATGTCCTTTTGTAGCCCTCTGGGCTTGTAGGGTACGGTCACTCCTCCCATCTGATCTTAATATCCGTATCAACAACCTGCTTATCAGTGAACGCTTGAAGGTGCTTACCTAATAACTCGTGAGCCTTTAGAGCATCATTGAACTTTCCATTGCTCTCAGCCTTCTTTGCTAGGCGCTTTATACCATCCATCACACTTTGAACGGTCAATTCATTGGCTTCAGAGTACTCTTTTAGCCTAGAGGCTATCTTGGGGGATCTGAGAAGCTCAAACGCCTCCCTATGGATGCTCTCAGGCTTCATATTCTCAGCGTTATAGGACTTCCTATAAGCCTCTGAAGCGTTCCCTGTCTCGATATACTCGATGCAGAATCGCTCTTGCTTAGGTGTTAAATCCCCGCTAGAAGACATTAACTATCCGTATAAACTGTTCGGGCTGCTGCTGTATCAGAAATAGTCAGCCTTAGCGTGGTAATTGGACCGTATATCCGACCTTCCTGCTTGTCATTATCGCAGACAATAGCATCAGGAACAGGGCGATAGTTTGACCCCCCATCATACGACCTCTCTGCGTAGATGTGCTCAAGGTCTACCAGGTTCCCGTCAGTGAATACAACGATACTTGCTCCACTTGCAATAGAGATGGCAGATGATGACCGGCTAGATGTGCCGAAGTTGATAGCTGTTGCAATAGCCATAATTTAACCTATCGTGTTGTGTGTAATTGTTGCTGGTATCTGAGCTGAACCGCCGCTGGCGAAAGATCGTGCGCCTTGGTAAACACTTGCCGCGGTTGGCTCGTTGTTACTGTTTAATACGGGGTCTGTGGTGCTGCCTAGCTCGTCACCTTCGTCTGCTGTGCCGTTGCTGTAGTTGTTGCGATCTATGAAAGGGGTGCCGCTATCTGTAAAAATACAGCCGTTATTGCCTAAACAATTACTAAATATGTTATCACTAACCTGACTAGTCCCGTTTGTCTCACCCACACTAACAGCTCGGTTGCTGTTGCTTGCCACGCCAATGCCAACGAACGTATTAAAGCGTATATCGGCATCGGTAAAATTATTCGTCAGACTTACGCCGGATTCTCCACCTAACATTTTATTATTAATAAATTTGTTATCTGTGCCGAACGTGCTACCTCCAGTAGTAAAAATACCGCCACTGGTTAACGCGCTCACATCAATTTTAACCCCTTTAACCACATATCGACCACCTGCGCCTTGTATGCGTATTAACTGCGTTGCTTTTGCGCCAACAATCGTAATGCTGCCGCCGCGTATCTCTATTGGTTTGCTTCGGCTG